CAGTCTTGACAAAATATCAGCACATCCCGACGTTCCCAGCATTCGACCGTGAGGGGACTGCCGAAATCTACGCTGTCTGCGTCTGGCACTCGGAAGGAAAGAAGCCGCAACAGCAGCAGCCCTCTCCAGATGACGACTTGGCAGGAGACGTCTCCGAGGGACTTGAGCGCTACCGAATGGCAAAGGCTCAACAGGAAGAGATCAAGCTGGCTGAAACGCGGGGGCAGATTGTTCGGCTGAATGAATTTGAGGAGGCGATGCAGCAGGCCCTGCAGCCATGGAGGCGAGTTGGTGAGGCAATCAAACGACTGGGGCACGGTGATATCTTCCAAATGATCGACGAAGCGAATCAGGAAGTTGCCGAGGCATTGGAGAGGCTGTATGGACATCCCGCAACCGCCGAATCTGCAGGAGTGGCGTGATTACGCACTGCACCCCGCTCGGGCACTGCGGGAAATCTATCTGCGGACGGTCCCGGTTCGCCCGTACCGCTCAATGCGGCAATTTGCGGAGCAGGAAATCTTTCTGCCGGATGGCCCATATCAGGGGCAGCGGTTCCGGTGCTCTCGCCAGCCTGCCCATGGTCTATTCTTCGACGCAGTGGACAGCGGCCAGTGGTTCCGCTACGCCTGCACAGGCCCGCAGCAGTCCGGAAAAACGCTGGCATTCGTGGTGATCCCGATTCTGTACCACCTTTTCGAGAGAAACCAGACGGTGCTTTTCGGCTTGCCCAGCATGGACATGGCCAACGACAAATGGAAGCTCGACATCAGACCAGCGATCGAAGCCAGCCAGTACGCCAAATTCCTTCCACGCAAGGGCGCAGGCTCTCAGGGCGGCACGCCTGAACTCATTCAGTTCCTCAATGGCAGCAACATCAAATTTATCACCGGCGGCGGGGGCGATGAAAAGAGGGCTGGCATCACAGGCCCCATTCTCGTAGTCACTGAAGTCTCACACCTTGACGAAACCGGAGTGAACTCCGATGAGGCAACGAAACTGAAACAGATGGAGGGCCGCGTGCGAGCATTCAGGGCAAGCGGACAGGCCCGGATCTACCTCGAATCGACAATCACCACAGAACACGGCCGCATGTGGCAGGAGTGGCAACAAGGCACCGCCGGCGAGGTGGTCTTCCCATGCCATTCATGCGGCGAACACATTGCCCCTGGGCGAGATGCTTTGATCGGCTGGCAGGACGCAGCGACAGAGGCGGAGGCCGAAGAAAAGACCCGCTGGGCTTGTCCTGCCTGTGGTATTCTGTTCGATGACGCCACGCGACTGCAGCAGCTACAAAAGGCCCGACTGAGGCACCGCGGCCAAATCGTGCTACCTGACGGCACAGTCACAGGCGATCTTCCGCAAAGCAAAACCATGGGATTCCGCTACTCAGCCCCGACAAACACCTTCATGACCGCGGGAATCGTCGGCGCCGACGAATGGCGAGGGCAACGCGAAGTCGATCCAGACAACGCAGAAAAAGAACTCCTGCAGTGGACGTGGGCACTCCCAGCACAACCGAAGCAGCGAGACATTGAGCCGCTCGATTTCAAGGCTGTCATGAAGCGTCAAAGCCAATACCGCCGCGGGCTAATTCCTTCGGGCTGCATCCGGATCTCTGCTGGAGTGGACTGCCGCGCTCAGCAACTCGACTGGTTCGTGATTGCTCAGCATGAATCAGGCCAACCCTACTGCATAGACTACGGCTATCAACCAATCCACCGCGAATTGATCGACCTACCGACCGCACTGGCCAACGCCATTCAAGACCTGCAGGCGAAATTCGACTCAGGCTGGGAACTTGAAGCCGGAGGCTCCCGCGGGGTCGATATCGTCCTGATCGACGCCGGCTGGGAAACCGAGACAGTCCGATCCGCAGCCCAGCCGCATCAGCTGTGGAACACGGCGAAGGGATTCGGCTACAAACAGCACTCCGGCGCCGTCTACCATGCTCCCAAAGACCGATCGAAGTACACAGTCGCAATCGGCGAGGGCTGGCACGACGTGGCATTTACGACGGGCACCGGGTATCGCAGGGAATACCAAAACAACGCCGACCACTGGAAGCGGCGAGTGCATCAGGCTCTCAGTTGTCCGGCAGATTCCCGGGCTGCTCTTCTGTTGCCATTCACAGAAAAGACTGACGGCCGGGCTGAAGTGGCAAAGCAGCTTACAGCCGAACGCGAACAGGTGGTTTTCGAGGTTGGTAAAGGCCGTGTACAAAAATGGGTACAGACCTTCTCCCGAAACCACCTTCTTGACGCTGCATATCTGGCGTTTGTTGGGCTTTCTGTGCTACAATTCGACGCCGAAAAGGACCGTAAAAAACAGCAACAAACGGCGGCAAATGGCGTGATTTCCGGCAAAAAAGCCCCAAAATTCGTGAGGGATCTGAGATGAAGCCACTGCAATCGCCGAACTACACACAGCGACGATCTTACACCCCATGCCACGCAGCCCCTGGCGGCGGACTATGTCCACAGTGTGGGCAGTTCGCAACGTCGTACAACTCACAGCCAATCGGCGACATGCAAAAGCAGTACAGGCGCTGCCAGTGCGGCAATCGCTTCACGACAGTTGTTCGGAGGTAGCCATAATGCCGCTCAAACCTGGAAGCAGCCGCGCGACCATTCAGGAAAACATCCGCAAGTTAATCGCCGAAGGCTACACGCCACAACAAGCCGCAGCCATCGCATACGCAGAGGCACGCAAACGCTAATCGTTTAGCAGATGCAGATTCACCAAACGCCACGCAGCCGCAATGCTGCTCTCATGGCACGATCCGCATCTGAACGCTTGGCACTCTACGAAGACCTCCGCGACCGCGTCGAAACCGGTTTGCTCGCAGGGGCTCCCGTCATTACGTACACCGTGGACGGGCAGATGGTGCAGAAGGAGCCCACCAGCACATGGCTCGCAGAACTCGACGCTAGGATCTCTGATCTCCGCCGGCAGGCATCAGGCGGCATTCACGCAGCGCGGAACCTTGTGAGGTTCCAGCGATGAGCGCGAAACCAGACTACGCTGCGAACGTCCGTGAGGCCGCGAAGCCGACCCGCATTGACAAAGCGCTGCTGCAGATTGCTCCCGCGTGGGCAATGGGGCGAATCAAGGCCCGTGTTGATGGCCAACTCCGCCTCATGCTGGCAAACCGCGCCGCCGAAAACTTCGCGGCATACGAAGCCGCAGACAACGACAGGCTCCGCGGGGAAAAGTGGATAGCGTCGAAGCTCACACAGAACGACGCAATCGGCACCGAATTAGAGACAATGATCGACCGGGCAACCGACCTTTACCGCAACGACGTTTTCGCGGCTTCGGCAATCAATGGCCGAGTTGACAACGTCATCGGGCAAGGCATCCGCCCACAGGCCCGCGTGCAGGCTGCCAGAGGCGTTGTTACGCAATCGCAGGCCGAGACATTCAACACGCAAATCGAGTTGCTTTGGCACCGCTGGGCAATCACTGAGGGCTTTTATGCGAAACAGCGACTGCTCGAACGCTGCAACGGCATTTATGGTGAGTCATGGCTCTATATGGGCAACGACGACAGCCCTGAAAAACCTGTTACTCTGTCAGTCCAGGTAATCCATCCGCAACGCATTCCAGTTTACTCATGGCTGCAGCAGGGCAAGCCAGAGCGGCGGCTGGGAATGAGGCTCGACGCACGCGGCACAGCCATTGCCGCATTCGTGCGGCGCAGTTTGCCAAACGACAGTTACGCAGCCGACCAGATGGAAGACGAGGTCCCACTTACTGATCTCCTGCACTGCTTCGAAGAAACAAGCCCCGGACAACTCCGCGGCGTTCCATGGCTGGCTCCTGCAATGGGCAAGCTAAAAGACCTCAAAGACTTCGTCCACGCTCATTTGGTGGCCGAACAAGTGGCCGCGTGTTACGGCGCATTCGTGACAGGCGCGACCGATCCGGCGTTACTGGCAGAGGCAGGCCGAAGCCGTTCGAATCTGGAAGACCTAAGCCCGGGCACGATTCAATATCTGGGCGATGGCGAGTCTGTCCAATTCAGCGACCCAGCGCGACCCGGTACGACCCTCGGCCCATACGTTGAGTGGGCATTGCATGGCGTAGCCGCGGCCCTGCGTTACCCCTACGAGTTGTTAGCGAAGCAATTTACCAACAATTTCA